TCTTTCGCAGTTTGTATAACTCCAAAGAGACACCTTTCACACTTGAGGCCATAGAAGTGTACAACAGAATCAAGCAAGGTAACCCCGAGCTGATTAGTAAGATAAAGAAACTGCGAGCAGGAGATGCAGAAAGCAAAATGCAGCTCATGGCTATCATGTTCAACGGCACATTTAGTGAGCGTAAAGATGATGGCCTTATTCAGCACTCAGGACTTTGTGTGCTAGATTTTGATAAGTATCCTGATAAGGAAACTTTGCAAGCAGAACGGAACAGGCTCAAGGAATGCCCCTACGTGTACATGATGTTCACCTCTCCCAGTGGTAATGGACTCAAAGTAGTTATCCGTACACCTGAAAGCAACAAGTTTGAGCACAAGAGGAGATTTGAGGCCTACAAGGAATACATCAATAGTGATTATTTTGACGTAGCCAATAGCAATGTGTCAAGGGTATGCTTTGAAAGCTATGACCCTGATGCCTACCTCAATGAGTTCTGTGATGTGTTCCAAGGAATCACCCAGGATAAGGGATACCACAAAGGTGAAAAGATAGCAGTGCTACCCATTGCTAATGAGGACCGTATCATTGAGTTAATTATGAAGTTTAACCATGGAGTCTTTGAACAGGGCAGGAACAATTGGACCTTTAAGGTAGCTTGCTGCATGGCGGAGTATGGGGTTGATCAGTATGCCGCTAAGAATTACCTGCTGCAATATGCGCAGGAGGACTTTACAGCGAGTGAAATTAACTACACTGTGATTAATGCATACAAATCAAGCAATTTTAACACTAAGTACTTTGAGGATACATACACCGTTAACAAGGTCAAGCTAAAATTAAAGGAGGGGCTTAAAGATGAGGACATCCAAAAGCAGTTAGGAGTATCAGGTAACATCATTGAATCAGTAAAAGAGGAGGTACAGAACTCAGATGATGTGTTTTGGCAGGCAGATGGTAAGAAAATTACTATCGTGCCGCATGACTATGCTAAATTCCTACAAAAACATGGCTTTGCTAAGTACTATCCGGAACGGAGTAACAAGCCTACCTATGTGTACATTGAGGAGAATAAGGTATGTGAAAGCTCAGTGGAGCTAATCAAGGACTTTGTGCTAAAATACTGCCTTGCTAAGGGTGAGCTTGACGTATATAACCACTGTGCTAAGTCAACAAATTTGTTTACTGAATCACACCTTAACATGCTAGAGTCTATTGATATGTGTATCCTACAGGATACAAGGCATGTATCTTACATCCCATTCAATAATGGAGTAGTGCATGTATCCAAGGACAAGGTAGAGCTACTTAGCTACATTGATATAGATGGCTACATTTGGAGGGAGCAGATAATCAAAAGAAATTATACCAAAATCGCGATTCACGATAATAACTTCCAAGATTTTGTACACAAGGTATCAGCCCAGGATGAGCAGCGAATTAAAGCAATGGAGTCCACACTAGGATACCTCATCCATACCTTTAAGGATAAGACTGATCAGAAAGCAATCATCTTTAATGATCAGGAGATAGATGATAACCCTAACGGAGGTAGTGGTAAGTCATTGATGTTGACAGCCATTGGGAATATCCGTAAGATTATTAAGATAGATGGTAAGGCATATAACCCATCAAAGAATGATTTTGTGTACCAACGGGTAAACATAGATACTCAGGTGCTAGCCTTTGATGATGTCAAAAAACACTTTGACTTTGAGCAGCTATTCTCCCTAATCACTGAGGGTATCCCGGTCAACCGAAAGAATAAGGATGAGATATACATTCCCTTTGAGCGTTCACCTAAGATAGTTATCACTACTAACTATGTAATTAGTGGAGCAGGTACCTCACATGATCGCAGAAGGCATGAAATAGAGTTCTTTCAGTACTTTAATAGCCAGCGTAACCCACAGGAGGAGTACGGTAAGTTATTATTTGATGAGTGGAGTAAGGAGGAGTGGTCACATTTTGATAACTACATGCTATCTAACCTACAGATGTACCTACAGAATGGATTGGTAAGAAGCGTATCCATTAATGCAGATGCTAAGAGATTCATTCAGAACACCTGTAAGGAATTCTATGACTTTGTTATGGATGGGAATGTGGCACTTAATATAAGGCATTACAATAAAGCATGCTTTGAGTCATTCCAAGCAGATACTAATGGCTTTAAGGACCTCGACAGCAGAAAATTTATCAAATGGGTGCAAGCCTACGCTAGTTATAAAAATTATAAATTCACAAAAAACCGAGACCAACATGGCAGATATTTTGAAATCACTCTTATTGATTAGTTTATTAACAGGGTGCAAGAGCTCACAGAAATGTGATGCATACGGATACATTAAGATGGAACAATACGACTACATTCAGGTAGTTGGCTACACTGATACCATCCCTACCTTTGGTGAGACATGGATGCAACTGCCAAAAGGTGAGTACCAGGTGAAAGCATGGAAAGAGAATCAGGAGTACTTGTTGAATGTGAAACTATGAAAAAAGAATATAAGGCAATGCTGCATGAAATGAAGCTGCAGCGCTATGCCATTACTCATCCTAATTACCCACAAGATTATATACCTAAGACTATGTACAAAGACTCAACAGCTAACGGATTAACTAGAGCCATCTGTGATTATATTAATTACAATGGCTATCAAGCAGAACGCATTAACACAATGGGTACAGCTCGTGAAAAAAAGACAACGGCCGGTAAGGTCATTGGTGTAACCTGGACTAAGGGCACCTCAACTGCAGGGAGTGCCGATATATCTGCTACAATTAAGGGCCGCTCAGTTAAAATAGAGGTCAAGATTGGTAAGGACAGGCAGAGTGATGCACAGAAAAGATACCAAGAGAGCATAGAGAAGGCAGGAGGTACCTATTACATTGCTAGAAACTTTGATAGTTTTGTGGAGTGGTATGAAAATTTTGTTCAAAATAATTAAAAAAGTTTTTATATATAAAAAATATACTTATCTTTACAGAGTTAACCACTTAAAAAAAAATTATGAATTACAGAAAGCACTTAGAAAATTTTGGATTTATTGTGAAACAAAAATTTGTATTAGTAAATTCAAAAAAAACAAATATCTCATATTTGATCTCAAAAAATAATAGCTCTGCACATTTTAAAAACTTAAAACAAGCGTATGAGTTAATAATAAAAAAAGCATAAAAATTAATACCTTAAAATTATGACAACAGTTAAAAAACAAGCAGCTGAGCAAACAGCACCTGAGGCGGTTACCCTCAACATCTACCAAAAATTGCACTGTGCAAAGCAGTCAATGGGTAAGGTCATTAAGAATGCGACTAACCCCCATTTTAAACGCAGCTATGCTGATATTAACAGCATCATTGATACGGTAGAGCCTATACTAATGGACTGCGGCCTAATTTTAATGCAGCCTGTTATTGATAATAAAGTAATCAGCAGGATAATTGACATTGAATCAGGAGAGAGTATAGATAGTTCACTTGAATTACCTGCTATTTTAGACCCACAGAAGCTACTTAGCTGCATTACTTACTACCGTAGAGGTACACTAGTTAGTTTACTTTCACTGCAAGCTATTGATGATGATGGTGAGACTGCAAGCAAGGCACCCAAGGCAAAGCCTACGTTGGATGGGGAGAGATGGACCAAAGCATTCAATGCAGTAAAGAGCGGTAAGTTCACACCTGAGCAGATTAAAGAGATGTACAACCTAACTAAAGAGCAGGAGGCACAGCTATGAAATTCAGAGCATCACAATTAGGCAAATTAATGACCTCCTCCCGTACTAAGGGGGAGGCATTGAGCCAAACAGCTAAGAGTTATATTATCCAGAAAGCTAAAGAGGATTTCTTTGAATACAGGAGTGAGCTGAATAATAAGTACATCACCAAAGGATTAGCCCAGGAGCAGGATAGTATTGACCTACTTAACCTGGTTAGGCTAGAGGACTACAAAAAGAATGAGGAGAGGGTAGAGAATGAGTGGTTATCCGGATGCTGTGATATTATCACTGAGACAAGTATCATAGATATTAAGACCTCATGGTCATTAGATACGTTTCCTGCCACTAACTACGAGCTCAAGGACCTATCTGACTATGAATGGCAGGGAAGGGCTTATATGTGGTTATATGACATGCCATCTTTCGAGCTGTGCTATGTAATGGTAACTACGGCACCTGAGATTATGGGTGACTATGAGAATGGAGCACTGCACTATGTTGATCACATTGCACCTGAGAAGAGAATTACATCCATTACCTTTGCTAGAGATA